AGAGCAGACGTCCAACGTGTCCGAGGAGGAGCGGGCCCGTGCCTCGGCGCGAGTCCAGCAGGCCGAGGCCGCCATTGAGCGCGTGCGCATCCTCGTCGCCCCGTGGAGCCGACACGGCGGTGCTTCCCTGCCGCCGACGTTGGTCGCACGCCTCGTCCGTGAAGCCCTCGACGACCACCAGGAGTAGCACCACCATGAGCGCCACCTGCGGCCTGTGCGAGCGCGACCTCGAGCACGGTTACCTGTGCCCCGGCTGCACCATCGCCACCGGACACCGCCTTGACGCCGTGCCTCGCTGGTACGAGGCGCTCGGCGCGTTCCTGCAGCCCGCCGTCACCGGCCCCGCCGAGGGCGTCCGGTCCGGCGGCCGCACCGAGGCACCCCTGCCCGTCGCCGAGGCCCCGTTCAGCCTCCGCGGCCCCGGCGGCATCGTCGGCGTCCTCGAGGACTGGCGCGCCGCCATGCAGGCCGACCGCGGATGGGGCCAGCCCGTCATCGAGCACGACATCGGCCGGCGCATCGTCGTCGCCGCCCGCGCCCTCTCCATCAACCTCGAATGGATCGCGTCCAGCTGGCCGATGGCCGGCGACATGGCCGCCGAGATCCGCGGCCTCGAGCGCGACGTCCGCTCGATCGTCGCGCCGACCGACCCGGCCGAGCGCCCCGTCCGCATGGGGTCGTGTCCCACAGTCGTGGACGCCGAGGACACCCGGTGCGGTGCCGTCCTGCTGCGCCGTCCCAACGAGTCGACGATCACGTGCCGTTGGTGCGGCACATCGTGGCCCCCGTCCCGCGTACTCGCGCTGGCCCGCGCACAGCAGGACGCCGCCAACGCCCCTGCAGCAGCGGTGAGTTGAGGTGCTGGATTCATAACAACCCCTCGCATAACGGGTGATCTTGTGTCAAGCTAGCCCGTACAACCAAAAAAAGAACGGCCCCCGCCGGTGCTGGTAACACCGAACGAGGGCCTGACCGCCACCCTTGATCAAGCAAGGAGACGGCTATGGCGCATCCTGCCATGCCCCGCCGCGCCCTCGGCGCGCTCGGTCGGATCTTCCGGCCCCTCATCCCCACCCGGCCCGCCGTACCTCACCGCGCCCGCCGTGCCCTCTTCGGCAACAGCAACCCCGCCCCGGCGCAGACCGCCCGGCAGGCCGCGCCCCTCTGGGTTCGTGGACTCACTGCCGGCGGCCGCCCGGTCGTCCTCGCCGTCGCACTCCTCATGTGCGCCCCCGGCGAGTACCACCTGGCTCGGACCGCAGGCTGGTCACCCCAGTTCGCCTACGGCATGCCGGTGGTCCTCTCCGCCTACGCAGGCATCGCGGCCGCCGTCGCCTCCACCCGCCGCCGAGGCGACCGCGGCCTCGTCTCAGCCGTGGCCGGCGCCTGCCTCGCCCTCACCCTCGCCATGGCCGCGCAGGTCGTCTCCCACCTCATCGACACCGGCCACCTCACCGCGAGTCAACCGTGGCTCATCGCCATCACGTCGCTCGTACCCCCCGCGGTCGTCGGCCACCTGCTGCACCTCGCAGCCACCCCGCCCAACACGCCCCAGGAGACGCCCGAGGACGACCAGGACGGCAACGACCGGCCGCCGCCCCCGCCCGTCCTGCTGTCCACGGCAGAAGTCGCCCGCTGGTACAGCGTCGACCCCTCCACCGTTCGCGGGTGGAGCGCCGCCGGACGCCTCACCGTCCACACCAAGGACGCCCGAGGACGCAACTGGTACGACCAGGACGCCCTCCCCTCGGAGCCCGCCGCGGCGGTGGCACCATGATGCGGATCCTGTTCGGTCTCCTCCTCGCCGTGCTGCTCGCCGTCCCCGGCCTGCTCGACACCGTCCTCGCCGTCCTCGCATGGGCCACGGGCCACCCGCCCGTCCTCGCGTTCATCGCCGGCGTCCTCCTCTGGCCGCGCCTCACCGCGACCGCCAAGAGGTGGGCCCGATGAGCGACATCGAGAAGGCCGCACAGGATGCGGTCGCCGCGTCCGAGAACACCGAGCTGGTGCGGCAGATCACCGCGATTCTCGCCGCGCAGCAGGTCCTCAACGCCCAGCAGGCCCCGGCCCAACCGCAGCAGATGCAGCCGGAGTTCAGCGCCAAGAAGTGGCTCGTCATCGGCGGCGTAGTCGTCTCCGGTGGCCTGGTCCTCTCGCTATTCGCCGTAGCCATCGCGATCGGCGCCGTCTGCGCAACCACCTGCCTGCTCATCCTCCGGAGCGTTTGGCGCGACTTGCAGAGCAAGGGCTGACCTGCCCTTCCGTCCCTCGCCAGATGACTCCAATTGGAGTCACTGCGGGGGTGCGGTGGGGCCGGCCAACCCAGCAGGCCCGTACCGAAGGGACCCACCATGACCCGCGAACAGGCCCTCAAGGCCGCGCAGACAGCGGCGGAACGAGCGGAGACGCTCGCCGCCCGCGCCGAAGACGGAGCGCGCACAGGCAGCACCTCGCGACTCGAACAGTGGGCGGCAGCAGGCACGTTGTGGGCCGAGACGTCCCGCGCCTACTCCGACCTCGCCCGCGTCCTCCCCGAGTCCACGGAGGGCCGCACCGATGCCGCCTAAGCCCAAGTACACGGCCGCCGAGCTGCTCATCAACGGCCTCACGGTCGGCGCCGCCATCATGCGCGGCGGCACCGGCTTCACCGACGCCCAGAAGCGGCGCCTCGAGCGGATCGCGGACAACGCCAAGGACCGCGGCCAGCAGGCCGCCGAGAAGTAGCCACGCCCTCGGGGCGGCGTCCAACGACCAAGCCAGCGCCGCCCCGAGGCTCCCGACCCCTCTACAGAGGCAGGAAGCCACAGCATGACCGACACGATCACCAAGACGCCACCCGCCGAGCAGGACGACCCCGGACGCCTACCCGGCCTCCGACGCCTACTCGTCACCGCCCGCCAGGACCCCGCCTACCGATTCCTCGTCCGCCACGGCGCCTACGCCGCGGGCGGCGCCCGCGTCCTGGCCCGCCGCGGCTGGGAAGCCCGCACAACTGCCCTGCACGCACGCATGATCCGCTCCGCCGAGGCCGGCGGGAACGAGGAACTCGTGCGCCAATGGGAGCAGCGCCAGTACGCATTCCGGTTCGCCCGCCACCGCCGCCGCGTCGAGCTGCTGCAGATGCTCATCAACGCGCCCAAGGCCGTCGCCACCGGAGCAGGCGCGACCACGGGCGTCCTGCTGCTGCTCGGCGTGATGCTCGCGGCCGCCAGCCACGACATGGCCGACGTCCTCGCCCCGCTCAACGCCGCCGTACAGCTGGTGAGCGCCCTCGCGTTCGTCGCGAGCGTCATCTGGGAACCGTTCCTCGCCGCCCTGCCCGCGCTCCTCGTCGCCGGGCTGTGGGCCGTCGGCCGGCACCAGCGCACCGCGCCTACGTGGGCGCTGCCCGTCGACACCGGCGAGCAGGGCGTCATCCCCGACGAGAACGCCATCGTCCGTGCCCTCGGCAACCTCGGCATCGGCCCGCTCAACAAGGCCATCAAGGCCGGATGGCAGCCTCGATGGGTACAGGGCACTGTCCGCTCGGGCAACGGCTACCACGCGCAGCTGCAGCTCCCCCTCGGCGTCACCGTCGAGATGATCAACGGGCGCAAGAACGTCCTCGCCCACAACCTGCTGCGCAAGCCCGTCGAGGTGTGGCCCTCCGAGCCCCCCAAGCTGCCCGGCGTCCTCGACCTCTGGGTCGCCGACCAGGGCTCCCTGTCCGGCAAGGTCCCGCCCTGGCCGCTGCTCACCGAGGGCACCACCGACTACTTCAACGGTGTGCCCGTCGCCGTCTCGCAGCGCGGCGAACCCATCATCGGCAAGCTCATGGCCGCCAACTGGATGGTCGGCGGGATCATGGGCTCGGGCAAGACGTCCATCGTCGTCGCCCTACTCCTCGGCGCGATCCTCGACCCGCTCGTCATCGCCGAGGTGTACGTGATGGCGACCAACGTCGACTACGACCCGCTCAAGCCACGGCTGCAGACCCTGGTCAAGGGTGACGACGACGAACAGCTGCACGCGGCCCTCAAGGCGCTGCGCAGCCTCGCCAACGAGGTCACCGAACGCGGCAAGCTCCTCGAGGAGCTCGGCGGCGACTCGACCAAGGTGACCCGCGAACTCGCCCTGAAGGACGCGCGGATGCGGCCAAAGGTCGTCGTGTTCGACGAGTGCCACGAGCTGTTCATGGACAAGAAGTACGGCAAGGAGGCCGCCGAGCTGGCCATCCGTGTCATGAAGAAGGCCCGCAAGGTCGCCATCACCCTCGTCTGGGTCACCGTCTCCCCGACCGCCGACAGCATCCCGCGCGACGTCACCCGCAACACCAGCCACCGCGTGGCGTTCGCCGTCGGCGACCACGTCGCCAACGATGGCCTGCTCGGCTCCGGCCGCCACAAGGCCGGCATCACCGCCACCACGCTCATCCCCGGCGAGGACGTCGGCACCGCCGTCACCGTCGGCTTCACCAACAAGCCGTTCGAGGTCATCCGCTCCCACTACGTCGCCCGTGACGCCGAGAAGGGCATCGACGACGTGACCCCGGTCGTCCAACGCGCCCTCAAGGCCTACGAGAACGACGGCGTATGGGAGGTGCCCGAGGCCGAGCCCGTCGACCACCTGACTGACGTGGCCGCCGTCCTCGGCACCGAGCAGCGCGTACTCGTCCAAGAGGTCCTGCACCGCCTCGCCGACCGCAACACGACCGTTTACGGCGAATGGAGCCCCGCCGACCTCAAGCGAGCCCTGGAGCCCTACGGCGCCCAGCAGCACAAGTCCGACGGCCGCATGGTCGTCGCCCGCGACCGCGTCCAGGACGCCATCCTCGAGCGCCTCGCCGACGAGGGAGCCGACGACATCTAAGGGAGTTCTCCCTCCCCGCCTCCCTCACAGCCTCCCTGACCGTGACCTGCACAGACAGGCCCACAGGGAGCCGAGGGAGGCCAGGGAGGCAGCCATGCGGGAAACGGGAAACAGCCTGTTCACCGGCCCGCCGCTGGCTCCCTCCCTGCCGCATCATGGACGCATGGAGTCACAGCTGTTGCGCCCCGGCTACCTCACCGCCCACCAGACCGCCACCGCCCTCGACATCAGCCTCGACGGCGTCCGCCAGCTCGTGCGCCGCGGCCACCTCACCTCCGCCCCCGGCTCGTCGCCGCGGCAGCGCTGGTTCGCCCTCGCCGACGTCCAGGCCTACGCCGCCAAGCGCGACACCCCCGCCGCCGCTTGACGTGCAGGTCAGAGCGGTGTCACGATCTCGGTGAACAACTGTGCCCCGAAACAGGCACCACAGACGCACGACGAAGCCCCGGTTACGGTTCCCCCGGCCGGGGCTTCGTCGTGTCCAGGGGAGGCGAGATGGCCGGCATCCGCAACGGGCGCCCCTACCGCCGCCTCGTCGCCGCACAGAAGCGGCTCACCCTCCCATGCTGGATCTGCGGCCACGAGATCCCCACGAACGTCGACGGACGCACACACCCGCTCGCCTTCACCCTCGACCACCTCGTGCCGCTCTCGCGCGGCGGCGACCTGCTCGCCCCCGCCAACGCCCGCAGTGCGCACCGGAAGTGCAACAGCAGCCGCGGCAACAGACCAACGACCAAGCGACCCAAGCGACCCGCGTTGAGGTGGTGACCATGACCAGGTGGAAGCACCAGCACCTGAAGCGACAGACTCGGCGTCGACGGACCAAGCGCTGCCCGTTCACCCACCAGACCGCCGGCGGGCCGATGCGCTGCATCTTCCACCTTGGCCACCCGCCGCACGGCCACACGCTGACCAGCGACCTGACCGCAGCCCCTGTCACCGCTGCTGGCTACTGACCGGTGCTGTACGTCATCACCGGCCCGCCGGCCGCAGGCAAGAGCAGTTGGATCGACGCGCACGCCAAGCCCGAGGACATCGTCATCGACCTCGACCGCATCACCCTCGCGCTCACCGGACCAGGCGCACCGCAGTGGAACCAGGCAGAGCTGGTCGTGCGGGTAGCCCAGCGTGCCCGATACGCAGCCATCGACGAGGCCGTGAAGCACCGAGACAAGGTCGACGTCTACCTCATCCACACCAGGCCCAAGGCCAAGGCGCTCGCACGGTACAAGCAGCTTGGCGCGCGCGTCGTGGCAGTCGATCCCGGCCGCGACGTGGTCATGAAGCGCATCGAAGCAATGCGATCACCGGAGATGAAGCGGGTGGCCACCGCCTGGTACAACGACCGCCAACGGCGAGCAGCCCAGACTGTCACGCAGTCACCGCTCGCCTGGTAATTCTAAGCCCCGGGGGTGGTCGCACCCCGTGACCGGGGCAGCGCCGGCCCCGCGACGCGCGCAGTCGATCACGGTCGGGCCGGGGAGAGTGGATCAAAAGTTCAGGGCCAGGCCGGGCGACCCAAACGCCCTTCTCGCCCGATTTTTTACACGGGTCCTGTACTCGCTAATCCGCTGGCCTCAACGCCAGCGATTTAGTGGGCGCCCCTAATCCGCCGAAGCCGACGCCAGCGATTTAGCGCGGTGACCGTGCGTGACACGCGGGGGTGATCATGGCGACGAACGTCGAGGCGACCGCCGCCGAGATCGCGCAACTCCGCGTTGGTGAAACAGCGCCTGGCCTGGCCCAACTCGCCCTGACGCTCGCCGCGGTGATGGACGGCGAGGACGGGGCGACGGCCAAGGCGAACGCGGGCCGTGAGCTGCGGGCCGTCCTTGAAGGCCTGCGCAGGGTCGCTCCGGTGGCCGACCAGGACGACAAGGTCGACCAGCTGTCGCAGAAGCGGGAGGAGCGCCGTGTCCGTGCCCGCCGCGTCTGACCCTGGCTACGGCGTACAGACGCCGCGGCTGTTCACAGCGCCGCCCAACTACCTCTCCTCGGCCGGGCAAGAGGCTGCCGAGCTGGCGGCGATGGCCGGACTGGACTTGTTCCCGTGGCAGCAGCGCGTGCTCGATGTCGGGATGCGGGAGCGCGCCGACGGCAACTGGACGGCGTTCGAGGTCGCTGTCAACGTCCCGAGGCAGAACGGCAAGGGCGGCGTGATCGAAGCGCGCGAGTTGGCCGGGCTGTTCCTGCTGAAAGAACGGCTGATCATCCACTCGGCGCACGAGTTCAAGACGAGCCGGGTCGCGTTCCAGCGGATCCAGTCGCTCATCCTTGGGTGCCCTGACCTGCGCAACCGCGTCAAGCGGATGTTGTGCAACACCACAGAGACGTCGATCACCCTGGTCACCGGCGAGTCCCTGCAGTTCATCGCCCGGTCGGGCGGCTCCGGTCGTGGCTGGACGGGCGACTGCAACATCCTCGACGAGGACATGATCCTCGGCGACGACGCCATGGGGGCGCTCATGCCGACCATGTCGGCCGTCCCGAACCCGCAGCTCTGGTACCTCGGCAGCGCTGGCATCGGTGCCCCGTCCGTGCAGCTGGCCCGGCTTCGGCGTCGTGCACTGGCCGCTGCGGAGTCCGGTGAGCCCGACCCGTCGATGGCGTACTTCGAGTGGTCGGTCGACCCGCACGTGGACGAGTGCCCGCCGGACTGCACGGACCACGATGACGCCGACGACCCGGCGTCCTGGGCCAAGGCGAACCCGTCGCTCGGCTACTTGATCACCCCTGAGTTCGTGCGCAACGAGCGCGCATCCCTCGGCGCGTCCGGCATCTTCGAGCGGGAGCGTCTCGGCGTGGGCGCGTACCCGTCGGACTCGGCGGACACGTGGCAGGTCATCGGCGAGGAGGCGTGGCGGGCCCTGGCGGTCGCTGACGCCAAGCGGTCGGCGCCGGTGGCGTTCTCCATCGACATGACCCCGGAGCGGTCGCACGCGGCGATCTGCGCGGCGTTCCGGTGGCGGGGCGGTACGCACGTCACGGTGGTCGAGCACCGGCCCGGTACAGGCTGGATCTTGGAGCGGGCCAAGGAGCTGCACGAGAAATGGGATCCACGCTGCTGGGTGGTCGACGGGGCGGGGCCTGCCGGGTCGCTGATCGCCGATCTGCAGGACGAGGACGACGGCCTCGGCGTGACGGTCGTACAGCCCAAGGCCCGCGACGTCGCGGCGGCCTGCGGGCAGTTCTACGACGCGGTCGCCGCACAGGAGTTGACGCACTTCGACGATGCGCCGCTCGCCTCCGCACTGGCGGGCGCGCAGCAGCGGCCCCTCGGAGATGCGTGGGCGTGGGCGCGGCGTGTGCCGTCCGTGGACATCAGTCCCTTGGTGGCGGCGACGCTCGCCAAGTGGGGGCTCGGTGCCGAGGTGGAAGAGGAAGGGGCGCCGAACCTGTGGTGAGAAATGTGCTGCTGACCGTGCTGGAAGTCGTGTGCGTCCTGGCCGCGCTCTACGGGGTGGCCGCTATCTATGTGCCTGCAGCGCTCATCCTGGGCGGCGTCCTGGGAGTCGTGGCCGTCGAGCAGAAGCTGGCCGCGCGCCCTGCCGTGCACCGTAAGGAGCCGACTTCATGAGCCTGTTCGGCCTGTTCGATCGGCGCTCGTCTCCGGAGAATCCGGCGGTGCCGCTCACCGATTCGTCGCTGCTGGACTGGCTCGGCGGCACTCAGACCGAGGCCGGGGTGCCGGTCTCCGAGCGCTCGGCGCTGCACATGCCGGCCGTGTGGCGGTCGGTGGCCGTCATCGCGGGAGTGTCCGCGGCACTGCCGTTGCACACGTACAAGGTCGGCACTAAGGACCGCACGGAGAATGCGCTGCTCGCCGACCCGCATCCGGAGCTGACGCCGCTGGAAGTGTGGCGGCTCGCCTACATGCACAAGACGGCGTGGGGCAACGGCTACATTCAGAAACTGCGGGCGCCGTCCGGGCAGATCAAGGAGCTGTGGCCGGTGTCGCCGGACCGGGTGTCGGTCGATCGCGAGCGGCCGAGTGCAGAGAACCCGTCGGGCAAGTTCTTCTACGCCACGGACGACTGGGGCCAGGTGCACCGGCTGACGCCCCGCGACCTCATGCACCTGCCGGGGCTCGGCTACGACGGGCTCAAGGGGCTGTCGCCGGTAGCCCTGGCTCGAGCTGGCATCAGCCTGGCGCAGGCCGCCGAGCTGAGCGCGGGGCAACTGTTCGGCCGCGGCAACATGGTGTCCGGCGTGCTGCAGACCGAGCAGCGCCTGGACGCCGAGCAGGCCGCCGCGCTCAAGGCGCGTTGGCAGGCCAAGGTGGGCGGGATCGAGAACGCCCACCAGGTGGCCGTGCTCGACTCGGGCGCGAGCTTTCAACCGGTGACGATGCCGCTGAAGGACGCGCAGTTCCTGGAGTCGCGCGAGTTCCAGATCACCGAGGTGGCCCGCATGTTCGGCGTGCCGCTGTTCCTGCTCATGGAGACCGCCAAGTCCACGTCGTGGGGCACTGGCCTTGAGCAGCAGGCGCAGGGCTGGGTGACGTTCGACCTCGGTCCGACGTGGCTGGCGCCGACCGAGCAGCGCATCACCAAGGAGCTGCTGCCGCCCGGCGAGTACGCGCACTACCGGCTGCAGGGCCTGCTCCGCGGCGACAGCTCGTCGCGCGCCACGTTCTACCGGGCGATGCGCGACACGGGCGTCATGTCCGCCAACGACATCCGCTCCCTCGAGGAACTGCCCCCGATCGCGGGGCCCGAGGGCGACACCTACCTGCAGCCCACGTACATG